ATTGACTACAATCATGACTAAACTGATTAACTGTAAGTATCGTTTTGGAATGACAGGTACATTAGATGGTACACAGACACATAGATTAGTTTTAGAAGGTCTGTTTGGTAAAGTAGAAAAAGTAACAACCACAAAAGAGTTAATGGATAAAGATACTTTAGCTAGTCTTAAAATTAAGTGTCTAGTATTAAAACATAAAGAAAATGAATGTAAAGAAGTAAAAGATTTAAAATATAGTGAGGAGTTACAGTATATAGTAGCTCACAAGACACGGAATGACTTCATTTCAAGACTTTGTGATAAATTGAATGGTAATACACTATGTTTATATCAACTCGTAGAAAAACATGGGCTAGTGTTGTACAATCTAATGAAAGACTTTGATAGAAAAGTATTTTTTATACATGGTGGAACAGACACAGAAACAAGAGAAAAAATTAGAGCAATAACGGAAAAAGAAACAAATGCAATCATTGTCGCGTCATATGGTACATTTAGTACTGGTATTAATATTAGGAACTTGCATAATATCGTGTTCGCAAGTCCAAGTAAAAGTAGAATTAGAGTGCTCCAAAGTATCGGTCGTGGATTGCGTAGACCGAATATGGGTGAACTTCACACAACCCTTTTAGATATTGCTGATGACTTTACATATAAGGATAGGAAGAATTTTACACTAAATCACTTTTTAGAAAGAATAAATATATACAACGAAGAAGAATTTGATTACGAAATAGATAGGATAAGGATATGACAGATAACACTACTAGAGTAATAAAATTAGCAAATGGTGAGAGTATCGTTTGTACTTGTATACCTACAAGGACAGATGAAGCTTCTACTAAACTACATGTACTACATCCATTAAAAATGGAATTAAAAAATAGAATCACTAAGAAAGGTGTTGTTGAGGCATTATCTTTATCTCGTTGGTTACAACCATTTACAGAATCAGATGAATTTGATATTGAAAAATCAACAATCATAACAGTTACACCCGCATCATACGCTTTAAATAATTACTATCAAACAATGTTAAACTCATATAGTGCTGCAGATGCTGAGGCAAATGAACCCATTGTACAAAGAACTAGAGAAGAAGATGAAGAAGATGAATTTGAAGACACAGAAACAGTAAGAGAAATGTTTAATGAATATGTATCTACATTAAGTGGTCAAAATAAAGAAAAAGAATTAGTACAAGAAGAAATATCAGAAGAAGATTTAGACAATATGATATCATCTAACGATACTAAACATTAACCATCTCTTTAGAGTATATATTATTCTCCGCTGGAACACAGCGATTATAAACTTTCAGACAAGGTTTGTCAAGGTTTAATTTGCAAAAAATGCAAAAAAGTTTTTTAGTTAAAACCCATAATAAAACTTGACATAATATGTACAACCTAGTACTATGGCTACATAACAATTCATCAAGGAAAGAAAGATGGCAACAACAAAGAAAAAAGGTGTTCATTACATAGACAATAAAGAGTTTCATGCAGCAATGATTGCGTGGAAAGAATTATGTAAAGAGGCTGAAGAAGCAGGAGAAGAAAAACCCCAAGTAACAAATTACATTGGAGAGTGTTTTTTAAAGATAGCAAATGGATTATCATACAGACCTAACTTTATTAATTATACTTATCGTTCTGAAATGGTTTCTGATGGTATAGAAAACTGTTTACAATACATACATAACTTTGACCCAGAAAAGTCAAAGAATCCTTTTGCATATTTTACACAAATAATATACTATGCATTTTTAAGAAGAATTCAAAAAGAGAAAAAACAAACTCATATCAAAAACAAAATGATTGAGAAACAACAGTATGAAACTTATACTACAAATGAAGGTGATGATACAGTTTATGATGTAAGAGGTTTTGACCCAGACATTATGTTGCCTGATGAAGATGTATATAAAGTCAAGAAAAAAGAAAAAATAACAACACCAGAGGGTTTAGAAACCTTTATGGAAACTTCTGAAACAGACAAAGAAATTACTTAATGAAAATAGCAATAATTACTGATACTCATTTCGGTGCAAGAAATGATAATGTGAATTTTAATGAATACTTCTATCAATTTTATGAGGGAGTATTTTTTCCATATCTACAACAAAACAATATTAAAACATGTATTCATTTAGGTGATTGTTTTGATAGGCGTAAGTATGTATCATATAGAACAGCAAAAGATTTTAGAGAAAGATTTGTATTACCATTTAATGTATTAGGAATTGACTTACATATGTTAGTTGTTAATCATGATATCTATTATAAGAATACAAGTCAAGTGAATTCACTTACAGAGTTATTAGGTGATAAACATAAAAACATTCACATTTATGATGAAGCAACAGAAGTAGACTTTGATGGTTTACCAATATTACTTATGCCATGGATTAATCAAACAAATGAAATCTATGCAGAAGGTATGATTGATGAAACTAAAGCTGATGTATGTATGGGTCATCTAGAAATAAATGGTTTTCAAATGAACAAGAATGTTATCATATCACAAGGAGGCCGTGAGAAAGAATTTTTTAGAAAGTTTGATACAGTTATGAGTGGACATTTTCATCATAAATCAGATGATGGTCAAATCTATTATCTAGGTACACCATATGAAATATATTGGAATGATTGGGAAGATAAAAAAGGATTCCATATCTATGATACAGAAACAAAGGAATTAGAAAGAATAGTTAACCCATATACAATATATGAAAAGATATATTATGATGATACAAAAGAAAACTACAAAGAACATGATACTACAAAATATGCAAACAAATATGTTAAACTCATTGTAGTAAATAAAAAAGACTTATATCAGTTTGACCAATTCTTAGACAAGTTATATGAAGCAGATGCTTTTGATATAAAAATTGTCGAAGATTTTTCAGACTTAGATGCAAGTACAGTATCAGATGATATTGTAGAGAACACAGAAGACACAGTAACATTATTAAACAAATACATTGATGATTTATCTATTGACTTAGAAAAAGATAGATTAAAGAATCAAATGAAATCTTTATATACAGAGGCTCAAGACTTAGACTTAGAATGATAATATTTGAAAAGGTTCGTTGGAAGAATTTTCTTTCTACAGGAAACCAATTTACAGAAATAGATTTGAATCGTAATGAAACTACACTTATCATAGGTGAGAATGGTGCTGGTAAATCTACAGTGCTTGATGCATTATGTTTTGCATTGTTTGGAAAACCATTTCGTACAATTAGTAAATCTCAATTAGTCAATACAGTTAACGCAATGGAAACTGTAGTAGAGATTGAATTTAGTATTGCAAGTAGAAGATATAAAATTGTGCGTAGTATCAAACCAAACAAATTTGAGATATGGCAAAATGATGTCATGTTAAATCAAGAAGCTAATAATCGTGACTATCAAAAAATACTAGAACAACAAATACTTAAATTAAACTATCGTTCATTTACACAAGTTGTTATATTAGGTAGTTCAACCTTTGTACCATTTATGCAATTAAAGGCAAGATTTAGGAGAGAGGTTGTTGAAGATTTATTAGATATTAAAATATTCTCAATGATGAATATGTTACTGAAACAAAGATTAAAAGATTTAGTTATAGAGTTACAAGAAGTAGAATATAATTATAAATTATCTGGTGAAAAGATATCTATGCAACAATCTTATATTGAAAATATTAAAAATAATGCAGGGATTATAATAAAAGAAAAACAAAGTAATTATGATAATAACTTTGTAGAACTAGATAAAAAAATAAACAACAAAAAAACATTAGAAGAAACTCAAAAAACATTATTTGAATCAGTTGAAGACCAAATCAATATAGAATCTAAAGATGTCAAATTAAAAGACTTACGCTCTACACTTGTAGAAAAACAAAAAGAAAAAGATAAAATGATAGCATTTTTTGAAAAGCATGATGACTGTCCTGTATGTACACAAGACATACCTAAAGATTTTAAATCTGAAATGATAACTACAAAAGAAAAAGAGAAAAAAGAAATTGTGAATGGTCTTACAAAAATGGAAGAAGAATTAGATAAGACACAAAGTAGACTATCTGAAATAGTAAAAGTTACAAATGAGATACAAGATAACTCAATACAGATAGCACAATTAAATACATCTATAAAAGAATTAGAAAAATTTCAAGAAAGATTATCTAATGAAATTACAGAATTAGAAAAGAGTACTGTGAATAATTCAGATGAAGAAAAACTAAAAGTATTAAAAGAAGAATTTGATGGTATAGAAAAAAACAGAAAAGATTTAAAAGAAGAAAAAGTTTACAAAGAAGCATCAAGAGCTATGTTGCAAGATACAGGTATTAAAACTAAAATTATTAAACAGTATCTACCTGTCATGAATCAGTTGATTAACAAGTATCTGGCATCTATGGAGTTCTATGTAAACTTTAGTTTAGATGAAAACTTT